ATGACGTTGCCGTTTATAGTGACAATGCTGATTATGGCAATGGCGTTTTTGCTTATAATAATTCAGGCGCAACCAGGATTGATGTAGGTTACTTAACAACGGAAGGTGAGGTAGGTACTCCAGGTAAAGGTTATACAGGTGTTACCACTATTACATCCACAAATGCGTCAGACACAATCACAATTTGCGCAGACAAAGTTAATACCGCAGCTGCTGAAGAAGAACGGATCTATGTAGGGTATGCAACCACCACCGCATCCGCTGGACTGAAAATTAAAAGGCTAAAAGCCGAGCTGACAGTCGAAGCAACCCACACGGTTGAAGGAACTGCCACCAAAATTGACAACTGCAGCATGATTGTCACCCAGGCAGGTGATCTGCAGATTATCTATACACTGAATGCTGCAAACACATACGATCACCTGGTTAAAGGCGCACTTTATGACATATCTGCAGACACTATGGGAGCAGCTGCAGTTATTAAGCGCAGTGTTGGTTTGGCAAGTAAAATATGGGAATACGATTCTAAAAAATATTTTGTTGTCGTACATGATTCTTCTCTGCAGCCAACTTATTTTGTGTGCGACACAGATGGTCTGCTCTCAGCGAAAATATTACCTGGAACTTCAGGTGCGTTACCTACAAAAACATTTCTATCGTCAGTTTCAGCAAGTGCAACTGGAGTTTATAAATTCGGTGGATTGGTACGTACCAGGTTAATATCTAAAAACAATGACCTCTACAGTTTAACTGGTGTTTCAAATGTGACCATTGACTTCACTTCAGTAGAGAGATTTGAAGCTGCTGAATTAGGTGGCAACCTGCATATTGGAGGTGGATTTGTTTCGATGTACGATTCACAGCAGATTGTGGAACTTGGTTATCATTTATATCCTGAAAATATAAGTGCAGCTGTAAATAACTCAGCTGGTTCCCTGGCAGCAGGTACATATTTATACCAAACAATCTGGAAATGGACTGATGCAAAAGGCCAGGATCACCGTTCTGCGCCAAGTGTAGCAGTGTCAGCTGCACCCACTGGTGGATCATCAACTGTCACCCTTACAATACCTAGTCTGCGACTGACTCAGAAAAGCAATATAATCTGTGAAGTTTACCGGACAGTCACAACAGGCAGGCTGCTTTTTAAGATTGGGAATGTTGCAAATAGCACAACAGCTGATTCAATTAGTTTTGCAGATGCAGGTGCTATAAATGACACAGATTTAGTCGCAAAAGAGTCACTCTACACAAATGGCGGACAGATTGAGAACATACCACCACCAGCCAGTTTAGTTTTGACCAGTTACAAAAACCGGCTTGTTTGTGTATCTTCAGAAAATCCCAAAAAACTAATTTATAGTAAAAAACGTGTACCACTTAGCCCTGTTGATTTTGTAGACGTTTTCAGTATTGTCCTGAATAAAGCAACGAAAATAACCGCGCTTTCCGAATTTGACCAGAAACTGATAATATTTGAACCAAACCAGATATTTTACATAACAGGTGACGGTCCTACTTCCACCGGTGCGCAGAACAGTTTTTCTGACCCACAAGCTGTAACAGGTGACGTAGGTTGCTCAAATACAAACTCAATGGTATTGATGCCTTTGGGCTTAATGTTTCAATCTAACAAAGGTATATACCTTTTAAACAGATCCCTGGAAACAGTTTACATTGGGGCAGAAGTTGAAGCATATAATGGACTTACAATAACCAGTGCAGAACTCATTCAGAATGAAAACCAGATCCGCTACCTGACTTCTGATGGCAGGTGTTTGATTTATGATTATTTCTATGGGAAATGGAGTACCTGGACAAACCACTCAGGTAACGGTGCTACAATCTGGCAAGGAGGTAGTGGAGACTACGTTTATCTGCGCAGCGATGGCAGGATATTTCGGCAATCTTCCACTTCATATAAAGATGACAATGATCCAATTGAAATGAGCCTGACAACTTCCTGGGTAAAGACAAATGGTATCCAGGGGTTCCAGAGAATACGCAGGGCATTGGTCCTGGGAGATTTTAAAAGCACGCATACTCTGCAGCTGGAAATTGGACATGATTACCAGGATTACTTCAATGAAACACACAAATTTAATTATATGGATGACCTGGAAATAATCGAATATGGAGATTCAACGCCATACGGTGATGAGGGTTATTTTGGGACAAGTTCTGGAGTTGCAGATGGAGTGTATCAATTCCGAGCGCACTGCAAAAAACAGAAGTGTGAAAGTGTCCGGTTCCGTATTTCAGACATTGAAGAAGCAGATCCAGGGCAGGCGTATTCAATTTCAAGTCTCATGCTGGAAGTAGGCGTGAGATCAAATTCAATGAAACTTCCGCAACAAAAACTAACATGATGAATCAAATGGGCGCAAACTATACACCTTACGAACAAGGCCTGAGAGCAGGAGCAACAGGAGCAGGCGCAAATCTAACTGAAGAAGAGCTGAGAAAACTTGCGATGCTCTTGCAGCAGATACCTGTAGGTGAAGGACTCGCAACTATTAACCAGGATGAAGCAGAGCTGATGAAAAGTTACGGAGGGTCTGGAACTCCGCTGCCTGGAACACAGGGACTTGGACCTGGTGGTGGTCCTGTAAGGAGTTTCCAGGAGGGTATGTTTTCTGATGATGGGGATTACGATACAAGTTTTGGTAATGATTCTTCAGGAGGTTCTTCAGGTGGTTCTTCAAATGATTCTGGTGGTCAAACACCGTCTTACGATATAGGTGCAGAATTCGGTGGTTCAACAAGTAGTTCTTCAACTGGTGGAGATTCTTCAGGTAGTTCTTCACTTGGTGATGATGGATTTGCACAAGATCCAGCAAGTTATGAAGAAGAACCTTTACCAGATCAAGGTCAATTTGAAACCAGGCCAGAGGTTATTCAAGGTAGGGACACGAAAGAAGGCAGGTCCGGTGATTGGAACGGACACCTAGCAAGTGGTGGTACTACATGGGATGGTATCGGGGACCAACCTATAACAAAAGGAGAGCAACCTGGTTCTGGATCAACTGGTGGAGGAACTGGAGGAACAACAACTACAACTGTTGCACCACCACCAAAATACTATGACAAAAATGGTAATGAGCATGCTTCACAAACTGATGCTAATACAGCAAATGCAACAATTGATGCTAATATTTCTGCAATTGAGGGGTTGACTCTGACAACTGACCAAAACTTCAAAAGCTGGATGTTAGCAAATAAGGACACCTACCCTGTTCCACCAAATTCTGAAGCATCACTGGAAGGTGCATTTAACAATGCAAAAATCAGAGCAACTGATGCTGCTTCTGTAGAGTTGCCAAAAATGGTTGACTCTATGAATGTTTATCTGAGAGATAATGAGTTGGGTGCATCTGCTTCCTATGATGACTGGGCTAAAACTTATCCAAAACCGGCAAATCTGTCAGAAACAACTATGCGTACAATGTATGCAAATGCGGTTTTCAAGGCAGAAAGAAAGGAAGCATTTACACTGACAACTGAAGAGCTGGAAAGTTGGATGAGGCCACCTGTTGTGATTGCAACTGCAGATAACTTTGTGGAGTGGTGGGAAGGTAAAAAAGGTCAGTTTAAGGATGGAACTTTTGATGATAGAGAATTTGCACTTGCAGCACACCAGGCAGCAATAATAGGAGATGCAAAGGCAGTTACAATTGATACATCTGGAATGACTGCAACTGCACCCACACTAGGGACCATTGATCCAGCAGATACAGTGACAGTGGGAACAACTGGAGATGTTACTGACACAGACGTTGGAGCAATTGGTGAGGTTACTGATGATGATATAGATGCAATCTTTGAAGGCGGAATTGATGATGCAGAAGCACTCCTAATTAAAAGAGTTGAAGGCACTGCAGTTTCTCCTGCAGAAGTGCAACTGAAAAGAAGTGTAGAAAATAACCTCAGAATGCTTTTGGGGGCTACGGTCTCAGGTGCAGACAGTGATCCAGCAAAAATTAGGCAGCTCAAGAACATTTGGGTGGATATGACACAAGAAGTGACCGGCAAGGCTGCAGAGATCCGTTCTGCCGAATCTATGGCAGCAGAAAAGGAGTTGGTTGCACTCTACCAGGGCAAGTCTACAATAAAGCTCCAAGTTAGGCTTGCAAACCTGGAAGTTGAAAAAGAGACTGCATTTAAAAATGGTGATCTTGCACTTGCAGCTAAACTGTCAAACCAGGCTACAAGATTGACAGAAGTTATTACACAGGCAAATATTGACAGGGATATTAGTGTTGCAGATCTGAAATCAAGAACAGATGCAATGATTGCACAGGGTAAGATGGATCTTGCAACTACCCTGGCAAATCTGCAAGTGAAAAAAGACCTTGCGATTGAGCAGGGTAAGCTGGATGTGGCACTTTCCATTGCAAACCTGCAGAAAAATATTTTACTTGCACAAGTAAATGTGGAAGTTGCAGTGAAGCAGCGTGCAATGGATGATGCATTAGCAATAATTGCATACAAAGGTGAAATGGCCCTCATGGGGTTGGAAGTTGAGATTGATACTGTAGAGCTTCAGGCAAGTCTTCAAGAGATGGGGTTTGAGCTGACACGTGACCTGGCAGAGCTGGATTCAGCAACCCAAATTAAAGTTGCAGAGCTAACTGCACAATGGAGACGTGCGCAAGGTGATGATGCAAAACAGGCAGCAATTATTCAAGCAATTGGAACTATAATTACAGGATTTGCAACAAAATCAGACATACGCGCAAAAACAAACATATCCCCTGGATCTGGAGAAGTTGAATCATTCCTGGATGCACTTAATTCATACAAATATAATTACAAAGATCCAGCAGCTGCAGATGAAACCGGAATGTTTGTTGGTGTGATGGCTCAGGACTTAGAAAAAACGCCTATGGGAGCCAGTTTCGTTAAAGACACACCAAACGGTAAGCAAGTGGATTACGGTCATGGATTGGCTGCAATCCTGGCTTCACAGGTAAATATTCACGATAGATTAAGACATTTGGAGGAAGGTTAAAATGGCAGAGCAAGCAGTAAACTTTACGACAATTTCACCAGATCCAGGTGAGAGTGTTACATCATTTTACAAAAAAGCAGGCTATGGAAGTCTTGATGAGTTTGTAGCTGCGCCAATTAATAAAGGTAAAATTCGATTTGATAAAGATAATGTACCATACGTTTTAGCCGGTGTAGATTACCACGTTGTTCAAAAAGAAGAACCAGGGATTGTACCTGCTAACAATAATATAAGTGATGAAG